GCGGTAGTCCTGGCTCTTGTAATCGTCGTCGTCATCCTGAAAGTAGTACGCCGCCACGCCGTACGGCAGCGCGATGCGCGCAATGCGCGCGTCCACATCCACTGTCTCAGACATGCTCGTCACCACCTGCGGCTCGGCGAGCTCTTCCCGCCCTGCCGCCGCGCGAATGGAATTCTCACAGGGCATCGCCTCCGCCATGCACGCGTTCAGAAATTCCAGAAAGAAATACTGAAAATCCTCGTCGTCTCCCTCGCGCTCAAATATCTTTGACAGCGCAGCCTTGTAAATCTCCTGTGCGGTCATATCATCCCTTCTTTCAAAAAGGGGCGGCATCGCGCCGCCCCTTTTTCTCCATCATCAAGCGTTCTTCTTTTCTGCAACGCTCGACTGGATCATACCGCTCTTGACAGAGCACGCCTTGATCGTCTGCCCGCTCGTCAGCGTCACGGTCGCGGTGTATACATTCGCCGTTGCGCTGTAGCGCGGGTCGGAGCCGTCCGTCGTGTACTTGATCGTCGATCCGCTCGCGTTGTTGGTGACCGTCGCAACATTAGAGCTGATGGCAATCGTCGGCGCCGCACAGATGCCCGCGCTTGCCGCCGCGACATATACGCCGTCCGCCTTTTGCGCCAGCACGAACGCGTCATAATTAAAGCGCCCCTCCAGCAGCGCGCCGGAAATGCCCGGCGGATCCGTGTGCAGCTTCGAATCCCGGATCTTCTGCGTCAGGATCACGCTGCGCTTGTACGTCGCGAGGAAGTACACATTCTCCGGCAGATAGCTGTCCGGCACCTTGACGATGGTCATGTCCGCCGCCTCGCCGACGACGCCCTTTGTCAGCGCCTTAGCGGCCAGGTTGTCCACCGCAAGAAACTCGCTCGACTGCCTGAGCAGGTTGTAATACGTGCTCTTGATGTACAGCACGCGGCTGTCCGCCGGTACCAGCTTGTTGTCCATCGCCGTAGCGCAGTCAAATACGTTTCCGACAATCCCGGTCTTCGTCGGCGCGCTGGAAAGCGACGCGTTTTGCCCGGCCAGCTCGCAGTAACGGTTAAGGGCATACTTGTCGATGGTCGGCACCACCTGCTCGTCCATCTCCATCGCCATCATTTTACCGGCCTTTTTGACCATCTGCTGCTCGTTGTAGTTGCCCTTGTCGATCGTGATCGAAAACGCCTTATCCTGCGTCATGGTCAGCTCCTGAATCGTGTCCTCCATTTCCTTCGGAGCGCCATAACGGCTCGTGCCGCTGCGGGTGTAATCCGCCAGCTCCTGCGTGACCGGCGTGTAGATCCGCACGGACTTTACGCCCGTCAGCTCGTAGTCGTTCGACGTGTTCCCCTTCACACGGGAACTGAGCGTAAACTTCTCATCGATTTTGCTCGAATACTTTGTTGCAAGGTTGATCGTTGCCATATTTCATTCATCCTTTCTCGCTGTCATTCTGAGCGCAGCAAAGGATCCCGTCCGTCAGCCGTCAAACCCGGAAAGGAAATCGTCCTCGACCTTTCCGTCCGCGTCACCCTTTACGCTTCCGAGGGCCTTTTTGCGTGTCTCCTCCCGCTTCTGTTCGGCTTTCCAGCTCTTTTCCGCCTCCATCGCCTTTTCCTCCGCCTGGTACTTGTACCACGCGGCCACCGGCGGGATGCGGTCAGACTGTATGATCTCATATACGCGTTTTGGGATCGCGTCCGCGCCTTTCAGCTCGGGCGCTACGCGGTATAGCTCATACCACGGCTCCAGTTTCTTTTCGCGTTCCTGCGCTCCTTCTTTTTCCTGTTTTTTTCCGTTTTCCACCCGGTCCGCCTTGAGCGCGAGCCGCCCCATCTCGAGCAGCAGCTCGTCCGGCGCGTCCGGGTGTGTTTTCTTAAATTCAAGCGCGCGCCTGTGCACTTCGGTCTCCTCGCGCTGTTTTTCCAGCCCCTTGAGATAGTCGTCGCGCGATACGCCGCTTTGTTTTGCGTAATAGTCGAGCAGTTCGAGCGTCGCGTGGTACTCCCGTTCCTTGTCCTCCGCGCTTTTTTTCACCGCTCTCTCGTAGTTCATCCCCTTCTGGATGAGCTCGATCGCCTCCTGCTCCGAGACTTCCTTTTCCTCGCCGAGGAATTTCACGCGGAACGTCTTTTCAGCCGCTGGTTTACCGGCCTCTGCTCCATCCGCATCCGTTTCCTTCGCCGCCGGATCGTCCGTCTCCTCCCGGGCCTTTCCATCCGCCTGTTTTTCGGCGTCCTGCGCGCCCTCCTGCGCCCCGTCCTCCGGTTCGTCCGCCGCTGGTTTCCCGGCGTCCTCCGCCTGAGGGGCTGCGCCCTCGCTTCCGCCCTCCGGCTCGTAATCACCAAAGAGGTCGTCCATCAATTCCGCGTCCATGGTCAGATTGGTGTCTTCCGCCATTTTTCCGCGTCTCCTTTCAAATTTTTTGAGTTACGCCTCGCTCTTCCGCGCGGCCAGTCGGTATTCCCTCCGTCTCGCTATGCCAGTACAAGCGCTTTGCGCTTTCCCTGTCACAGCTCGCTACGGGAGATACCTCCCTGCGCGAAAGGCTCAGACGCACTATCTAACGGCTATGGTTGGCCGCTTTTCACCTGTCATTCTGAGCGCAGCGAAGAATCCCTTCCGTAGAAGAACGTTCTTATCCTACCGGCATTCCCGCTCCTGCCTGCGCCGGCATTTCCGGCATCGCCGCAGCCCCGCCGCCCGGCACCGCGCCCATCTGAGCCGCCGCCTGCTCCTCCGCCATCTGCTGCCGCTCCTTGAGCTTTGCAATGATCTTGTTTTTGCCCTTGATGTACTGGTCCGGTATCCCCTCGAGGTACATCACCGCGTCGTTCAAAATTCCCTTTTCAAACAGGTTGTCCAGCGTCTGGATCTGCATCAGCTCCGACCAGTACGACGCCGCGCCCACATCGACCTTGAGGTCGAGGTTGGCCGAATCGTACATCGTGTAGTCGATGTACTGCTCCACCTCCGCGCCATCCTCCGTCTCCACGCGCACCGGCCGCGGCGCGTAGTCCGTCGTGATGATGTCCACCATCACCCGCACGCAGTCCTCAAAAAACCGGTAAAACTCCATCCGCTGCAGCTCAAGCGGCATCGCCGCCGCCTTTTGTACGGCAATGATGGCGCTCGTGTTGTCCGGCTTGACGTTGCCGAGCGCGGAGTCCGACGCCCCCATAAACTCCATCGTCTTTTGCGTCAAGCTGTCAATGATCTGCACCACCTGCGCCGACATGTCCGCCCCGCGGAAGTTCGACGCCACCGCATCGTTGGGGTTTCCCGCAACGCCGATCGCCTGCCCCACACGGTTCGTCCAGTTCTGGATCTTCGACATGTCGTAAAAAATCCGCGGGAAGGCGTTTGTCTTTACCGACTGGATCGCCATCCCGAACAGCTGGTTGATCTGTATCTGGTTGGGGATGATCTCCGTCATAGCCGCCTGTCCGTGGTAGCTGTTTTTGATCTTATCCCAGCGCATCACCGCGAGGGGATAGCGCTTGTACTTGAGGTTCCACGCCTTGCGGATCACGACGTCCTGCGTCGACTTCATCGCCCACACTTCGCCGTTTTTGTCTTTCCAGAGGCGGATCACCACCGTCACCAGGTCGTCCGGGTCGCCCTTGTCCTCGCCGTAGCGGTCCGCGTCCTCGTCCGGCTCGATCCTGTCGCGCTCCCACTCCGGCACGCCGTTCGCCGATGCCTCGTCTCGCACCGCGCCCGTCTGCCGCCGCTGGCTGATGAGGATATACGGCTGCCCCTGCAGGTCGGAGGAGTACGGGTTGCCAAACATCACGCGCGTGTTGTCCACGACCTCCGAGCGGATACGCCCGCGCGCATCCATTCCGCCCGGCGCGTCCGGATCAAAGTAAAAATACAAAAACCCGTCGCCGTCCACCGCCGCGTTGCGCACGATCTCCCGGTTTTTCGGCCGCATGTCGTCCAGCTCGATCACGCGCGAGACCTCTGCCTCCAGCGCCTTTGCAAACGGCTCCATATCGCTGCCGTAAGGCGTCACGGATACGCCCACATCGTCCGATACGATCATCGAGATAAAGTACGCCGTCACGCGCTTTGCAATGTTCAGAACCGGCTTCGGCAGGTCGGGCGCGTTCACGCCCTCCCACTGCTTGCCGATCATAAAGTTTTCGTTGCGGTTTACCTTGTCGTACAGCTCCACCGCATTGTTGTACCGCTCCCCGCGCTGATACTCCTCCCACACGCTCTGCGCCGTGGGCTTCTCGCCTGTCCTCATCCAACCCCTCCCAGTCACGCCTCCCGACGGCGCGCTGCCGGTCGATATTCCCTTCGTCTCACTATGCCGGTACGAGCACTTTGTGCTCTTCCCGTCACAGCTCGCTACGGGAGATATCTTCCTGCGCGCCTGCTCGGCGCTCTATCTTTCATCCCACAC